CTGCTGAAGGATGTGGTTGCCGAGGTGTTTGTTTCGGGTGGCAATCCGAAACTGCTGGTGGTCAACAGCGGTCTGAAGCAGAAGGTGTCGAGTTTCGCTGGTATCGCTGCACAGCGTTACATGGCCCCAGGCGACCAGCCGACGACCATCATCGGTGCTGCTGATGTCTACATGAGCGACTTTGGTACGCTGTCGGTCACCCCGGATCGCTTCATGCGTACTCGGGATGCGCTGCTGCTCGATCCAGAGTATGCCGCGATTGCGTATCTGCGTCCGTTTGCGACGAACGATCTCGCAAAGACCGGTGATGCTGAGAAGACCCAGCTTCTCGCTGAGTTCACGCTGGAGATGCGGAACGAGGCAGCTCATGGCATCGTGGCTGACTTGAATCCGGCTCTGTAATCAGTAATGACTGATGGGAGGGAGTGGGGAAACCTGCTCCCTCTTTTTGCATGAAAGACTTATTCAGTATTAGCGATACACGCTACACCGTAGCGACGTTGCAAGACGATCAGATTATCCTGACCACAAAGCAGGATGTGTCTGACATCGTCGAAGCAAACAAACAACAGGTCAACGCTGCAACCAAGAAGGTTGACAGTGTTATGACCCATGTTGCCAGGATTCCAAACACGGTGATCGATGTCCTCAACAAGATGGGCATCATGCGTGGATTCATGGTGACAGACGAAAAACGATTTAAGGCTTGGTTGAATGACCCTGATAACCGAGTCTGGAGGACTTACCCAGGAAGCGTTTAAGGAGGAGCATGAAGGTTGCAATCTGTGTCCCATGTCGGGACGAGGTGATGAGCGGATTCTGTTTTGACCTAGCAAGATTGGTCGGATACGAGGCAAAACGGGGTCAGAACGAAATACAACTGTTGCAGATGCCAGGAACGCTGATCTTCACTCAGCGGGAGAAACTGGCGCAGGAAGCTCTGGAATGGGGTGCAGACCAAGTTCTGTGGATTGACTCTGATCAGCGGTTTCCTGCTGACACGCTGGAGATCCTCCAGGCGAGGCAAGTACCGATCTGCGGTGTTAACGCTACGACCCGCAGAGAACCGATTCTGCCGACTGCGTTGAACCTTAAGATTGAGCGAGAAATGCTCAACGGTAAGCCAGGAGAGCCGAAACAGGTCTGGCACAAGGTTGAAAGCAGGGGGAAGAAGGGTGTAGAACAGGTGACCGCGGTCGGGTTTGCGGTTACACTTGTCAACAGGGAAGTGTTTGAGAAGATCCCTAGACCGTGGTTTGATGTCATTTGGACTGATCACGGCAATGTCATCGGTGAGGATGTCACATTCTGCGTCCGGTGCATGGAGAATGACATTCCGGTGTATGTTGACCATGAACTGTCAATGCACATCGGACACATTGGCGTCAAGACCTTTGGATGGGATGACGTGAAACATGGCCCTAGCAACTTACGGCGACCTGAAAACAGCAGTCGCAAACTATCTCGCAAGAAGCGATCTAAGTAGCCAGATCCCTGACTTCATCCGGCTGGCTGAGATCCGTCTGCGGAGGCAGCTTCGCATCCGAGAAATGCTGAAGCTGTCTAGCACGACGATGACCGGTGGTGATAGCACTGTCGGTCTGCCAAGCGACTTCCTCCAGATGCGGAACTTGTATCTGGATGGCAATCCTGAGATCCCTATTGGATACCTGTCTCCTGCTTCGTTCACCAGGAATGCGCGGGTGACTGAGAGTGGCAAGCCTGTTGCCTACACCATCCTGTCGAACGAGATGCAGTTTGCTCCTGTAGCGGACAGCAACTACACACTCTGGATGCTGTATTACGCTGCTCCGGCCTTCCTGAGCGATTCTGTGTCAACGAATGTGTTTACGGATGTTTGCCCGGACTTGCTGCTCTACGGGGCGCTAACGGAGGCAGAACCGTATCTCATGAATGATGCTCGATTGCAGACCTGGGCGGCAATGTTCCAGAGGTCGATGCAAGATCTAACGGTGTCGGATGAGCAAGCAGAGTACAGCGGCAATCCGATGGTTATGACAGTTCAAAAGAGGTAAATCATGGCTATCACCCAAGCAATGTGTACCAGCTTTAAGACGGAGCTTCTTGGTGGTACGCACGATCTAGACACTGATACGATCAAGATCGCGCTGTACACCTCTTCAGCGTCTCTGGATGCCGCTACAACGACCTACAGCAGCACGAATGAGGTTGCTAATGGTAACGGGTACACTACCGGAGGAAACACGCTCACAGGGGCTGCAATCTCTTCTAGCGGCACAACTGCGTTTGTAGATTTCTCAGACAGCACTTGGGCGAGTGCATCATTCACGGCAAGAGGTGCATTGATCTACAACAGCAGCAAGTCCAATCGAGCGATTGCTGTGCTGGATTTTGGTGCTGACAAAACTAGTACAAACGGCAACTTTGTTGTTCAGTTCCCGGTTGCTGATGCGTCTAACGCGATCATCAGGATTGCTTGAGGGTAAGTTATGCCGCTTGTCCTCAAAGATCGTGTAAAAGAAACCACGACCACCATCAGCACTGGTACTTACACGCTGGCAGGTGCTGTTACTGGCTACCAGTCGTTTTCCGTTGTTGGTGATGGCAACACGACCTATTACACGGTCACTAATGGTACTGACTGGGAAGTTGGTATTGGGACATATACAGCGTCTGGCACGACTCTTAGCCGAGACACGATCCTCGCATCTAGTAATTCCGGAAACGCTGTCAGTTGGGGTGCTGGCAGTAAGGATGTGTTTCTGACGTATCCAGCAGAGCGTTCAGTTTATGTTGACGGGGCAGAAATTGTCCCAGCGACATCAGCGTCATACTCAGGCAACGTCACGACAATCCAGCTACGGTTCAGCAGCACACCTGGGTCTGTCCCGACTGGCGCGAGTCTGTCTGCTGGTGAGTTAGTGGTCAACACCGCTGACGGGAAGCTGTACTTCAAAGACAGCGGCGGTACGGTAAAAGTATTGTCGCAAGCGGATCAGATTGCTCCTTTGACAACCAAAGGGGATCTGCTTGTCAACAATGGAACATCCAATGTCCGTTTGCCGGTCGGAACAGATAACTATGTTTTGACTGCTGACAGTAGCACCGCAACCGGCCTTGCATGGGCTGTCGGAGGAGGTGGTATTTCTAGTGCAAACATTCAAGACTTCACTAGCGTTGGCACATCAAACTGGACTAAGCCAGCCGGGGCCAAAATGGTCTATGTGGTTGTGTTTGGTGGTGGTGGTGGTGGTGGTTCTGGTAGGAGGCGCGCTACTGCAAGCATATCTACTACTGCTTGCTTTGGCGGCGGTGGTGGCGGCCCTGGGGGGCGTACTGATCTTTTTGTCGCAGCATCATTGCTTGGGCCGACTGAAACGGTAACTGTTGGAAGTGGCGGGACAGGCGGTGCTGCAAGAACTACTGACGACACATCTGGGGCAAACGGCATCGCGGGGGACAGCTCTAGCTTTGGAAGCTGGGTTCAAGCCAGAGGCGGGAGTGGCGGGGCTGGCGGGACAGGCGGGGCTGGCGGGGCTGGTGGAAACGGTGGAGGCAATGTCGTTGTTTATTCTACTGGGACGACACAATATACAAATACCGGAGGGGCAGGCGCAAATGGAACAGGCGGCGCTGGATCTAGAGGATCGATTGGGGCTGGAGGCGGTGGTGGCGGTGGTGGCAATGCCATAGGATCAACAGCTCAAAGCTCCGGGGGCGCTGGAGGGTTGGGCGGGTCGATCAATTCCAGTTCAACAACGACGACTGGTGGTGGCGGGACTGCCGGGCAGCTAGGCGGTGCTGGTGGTGCTGGTGGCGCGACAACGACATATTTTTTTGGTGGTTCCGGTGGTGGTGCAGGATCATCGAATTCTGTTGGTGCTGCTGGTGCTGGTGGTGCTGGAGGATTCCCAGGTGGTGGTGGTGGCGGCGGCGGTGCTGGTGGTAGTAGCACCAACAGCGGTGCTGGTGGCAATGGCGCGGATGGGTATGTCATCGTTATCACGTTCTTCTAAAAGTTGTCATGCGAAAACAATTCTTGTTAAACCCTGATGGGTCGATCCCGCAAAACGTCAATCTTGCCGCTCTGGAAGAGGCGGGAATACCGTTGGTCATGCCGACAGAGATGCCCAGGTCAACCGGCATGATTGCGGTCGAGCAAGATCCGCAACAAGACGAGCATGGAGTCTGGAGGCAAGTGTGGACGCTTGAGCCAGCGCCCGAGCCTGTTGCGCCTGAGCCTGTGGCAAATCCGCTTGCCGCTCTGACACTTGAGCAAAAACAGGCATTGATTGCGCTACTTAACGCACAGCCTGACACGGCTGGATAGAAGACAGTCGAATGTACGGTTTCCAGTCATTTTCGGAGTCTCCATTCTCTGCGCTTGGTGGAGACATATATGTACTGGTTACAGGAGTTACAGCTACCGCATCAGTTGGTAGTGTTGTAGTTGCTGCTAGCGCAACCGTTTTAACAACTGGCGTTTCAGCAAATACATTTATTGGTGATGTAACGGTTGCTGCTGATGCAACCGTTTTGACAACTGGCGTTTCAGCAACAGGACAAACTGGCAATGTTGTAATTGCAATAATTGTTCCTGTTACTGGAGTATCTGCAAGTACGGACGTTGGATCTGTATCAATTGCCGTTAACCAAACGGCAATTGTTTCTGGATTACAAGCAACTGGACAGATCGGACAAGTTTCTGTTACAGCTAGTGCGGTGGTATTGCCAACTGGCGTATTTGCCACAGGGCAAACTGGAACTGTTACGATCCTTGTCGTTGTCCCTGTTACGGGAGTACAAGGCACATCTGTTCTTGGAACTATTACGCTCCAGAGCAACAACTTTCTGAATGTTTCTGGTCTACAGGGGACAACACAACTAGGAACGGTTACACTGTCAGGAGTGTGGAGCAATCCAGATGATGGAGTGAATATTTGGATTCCTGACCCTGTTGATGTTAATTCTTGGATAGATGAACCAGATAGTGACAATGATTGGATTGCTGTTGTGAGTGGGTCGAATGTTTGGACTCAACAGCCAACCGGATCTAATAACTGGACAGCACAATGAGGATTGCATTCGGTCAGTGGACACCAGATCGGCCAGGGGTTTCTGGGAACCTGACCGAGGCTAAGAACATCTACCCTACAGCATCCGGGTATGCGTCTCTCAACGGGACTGCAAACCTGTCTGATGCTGCTAGTGAGAATCTGCTGACTGTGTTTGTTGGTCGATGGGCTGGCGCTACTACCCTATTCGGTGCTGGTGCTGGCAAACTGTTTAAGTTCGATCCTGCTGATGCTGATCTGGATGATGTTTCCAGGACTCCGACTGCTTACTCCACAACTGACTTCTGGCAGTTCACTCAGTTTGGATCTCAGGTGATCGCGTCCAACGGTGTAGACAAGCTGCAAGCCTGGAACATGGCATCCAGCACAAGGTTTGCTGACCTTGCCGCTGCTGCTCCCACAGCATCGTTTGTGACCGTTGTGCGGGACTTTGTTGTTGCTGGCAAGACTTCAACGTATCCAAACAGGGTGTTGTGGTCTGATATCAACGATGAGACAGACTGGACTCCTGGTGCTGCCAGCCAATCCGACACGCAGGACATTCCTGACGGTGGTGAGATTCGCGGTATTACCGGAGGTGAGTTTGGTGTCGTTCTGATGGAGCGCGGTATCGTCCGGATGACCTACATTGGCGCACCATTGTTCTTCCAGTTCGACAACATTGCGCGAAACGTAGGCTGCTACGAGTCTCGATCTATTGCTCAATATGGCCCGATGACGTTCTTTCTGAGCGATGACGGGTTCTTTATGACCGATGGTCAGCAGGTCAAGCCTATCGGTGCAGAGAGGGTTGATAGGTGGTTCTACGCCAACGCAGATCCGTCTCAGTTCAGCAAGATGAGTGCTGCTGTCGATCCGGTCAACAAACTGGTGATCTGGTGCTTCCGGGACATCTTCAACGTCCAGAAGCTCCTGATCTACAACTGGTCAACGGATCGTTGGTCACACGGTGATTCCGGCGCTGACTACATCTCCAGCATTGCCACTGCATCTACTACTCTGGAACAGTTGGACAACATCTCAGCTAGTCTGGATGCGCTGCCAGCCTCTCTGGATTCGCGTCTGTGGACTGGTGGCAAACTGATCCTGGGTGGTGTATCCGGGGCCAGGATTGTCACCTTTGCTGGAACTGATCTCACCGGAACGATTAACACAGGTGACATCACCGTAGAAGGCCAGGAAACGCTCATACGGCTTGCTAGGCCACAGATCGACAACGGCAGTGCTACGGTATCAGTCGCAAGCAGAAAACGCTTAGATGGGGCTATAACCTACTCTACCGCGGTTGCTGCTGACAGCGAGAACCGTGTGAGTCTAAGATCTAGGGGGAACTACCATCGGTTGAGTATCACCCCGACAGGGAACTACGACACTGCTGTTGGGATCGATGTGGACATTGTGTCTGTTGGTGGGCGCTGATGTTTCGTAGGTTGCCGCAACAGGGTGGTAGTCAGCGAGAGGTTGCTGAGATTGTCAATCGTGTGCTGGATGGCAAGATCAACAGTCTTGGCTATCTCACTCTGGCAACCGGTGACGCTACGGCAACCACGCTGTACGACGCTCGGATAAGTCCTGAGAGCTTGATTCTGCTGATGCCATCGTCTGCTGCGGCAATGGCTGATCCTGTGCCTTATGGGGCATTCCAGGACACGACTGATCAGGCTGCTGCCAACACGACAACGGCATATGCCATTACTTACAACACGACTGACTTCTCCAAGGGCATCAGTGTTGTCAGCAACTCGCAGATCACGTTTGAGACTGGTGGCGTCTATGACATACAGTTTTCCATCCAGTTTGCGAACGACGATACTCAGATCCAGGACGTAGATGTCTGGTTCCGTAAGAATGGGACTGACATTGCTGGTAGCAACAGCAAGTTTAGTGTGCCAAACAGTCATGGTGGTGTTGATGGTCACTTGATTGCCGCGCTGAACTTCTATGTTCAGGTGGCTGCAAATGACTATGTGCAGATCATGTGGGCAACCAGTAGTACATTGGTGACGATTGAGCATCTTGCTGTCCAGACCACACCGACAAGACCTGCGACTCCGAGTGTGATTGTGACCGCTAACAAGGTCGACGAGTCATCCACATCTGATGTGTATGCGTCTTCCATAGGATACGGTCAGGCGACGATCAGTCATTTTGCGAACTCGACTGCGGACAAGACGTATCGCTATGTCGTCCTCGGGTAGAGTGTTTGTTGAACCGCAGAGACTGCGGGAAGTGTGGGAATTTGTTAGACCTGGACTGCTGGAGGTTAGGAGGGCAAGCAGGGATCAGTGGATACCGGAGGATGTCTATGTTGACTGTTTTGAAGGACGGTCAATGCTCTGGTTGATGGTAGAGGACGGAAATCCTGTCGGGTTTGGAGTTTTGCAACCGATGGGTGACACTCTGCACATTTGGGCTGGTTGGGGCAAGTTTCTGATGGAAGATGGTTTCCGTCATGCCCATGAGATTGCGCTAGCGGGTGGAGTGCGTAAAATCTCATTCGACAGCAGTCGTCCGGGATGGGCGAAGATAGCCGGTAAGTATGGATTCAAACCGGTTAAATGGATTGCAGAGGTGAAAAATGGGTTCCAGAAGCAGACCGGAAGTAACCGAAACCAGGATTGATCCTAGACTTGTTCCCTTTGTCGAGCAGGGTCTGAGTGGCGCTCAGAGTCTGTTCGAGACGGGTCAATTGCAGTTCAAAGATCCGACGACTGGCGAGATGAGAGCGGGTTTTGTCCCGCAGTTTTTCCCTGGTCAAACTTATGTCGGGCCTTCTGGATTTACTGAACAGGCTATCCAGTCTGCGGCTGAACGCGCACAGGCAGGATCTCCGCTAGTCTCCCAGGCTCAACAGACCGTCCAGCAACTTGCTGCTGGTCAGAGTCCATTGGCAGCTACTGCCAGCGGGTCAATGCTTGGTTATAACCCGTTCCTGCAAGGCACGTTCGCATCCCTGGCAAGACCGTTGGAACAACAGTTCCAGCAGCAGATCGGCAATGTCACCTCTCAAGCCTCTCGCGCAGGACGATACGGGTCGAGTGCGATGGGTCAAATGCAAGCTGGTGCTGCTGAGTCTTTAGCGGCAAACCTTGCTGGTTTGGGTGAGCGTCTTGGTTATCAGACATATAGTCTTGAGAGACAACTGCAAGCACAGGCGCAGCAAGCTCAAACAGATGCAATGCTAAAAGCGGCGCAACTTGCTCCTGGTCTTGCGGAGCAAGATTACGCTGACGCACAGCGGTTGCTTCAGGCTGGTCAATTGAAAGAGTCATACAGTAGGCAGGAACTCCAAGACCTGATCAACAGGTTTAACTTTGAACAAGAAGCTCCGTTTCGTGCGCTTCAACAGTTCAGCGCATTCTTGTCTGGATTCCCTGCTGGTGGTCAACAAGGGACACCGTCCTACACTAACCCTGCTGCGTCTCTGCTCGGTGGTGCTGCGCTGGTGTCTGCATTCAATCAACCGAGTCCTTCTGACACTACGGCCTGAGGTGAAACATGGCTGATCCCGTTACTCTTGCCGCTATTGGGGCTGTCGCTGGTGCTGCCACTAATAAGAAAGATCCGATCAAGGGTGCGCTCCTTGGAGCGACTCTCGGTTACGGTGGTGGTGCTTTTGCTCCTGCTCTTATGGGCGGCAGTGCTGCTGCTGCTCCTGCCGCAGGTTTGACTGGCATCACTCCGATGGGAGCGCAAGCAGCCGCAGGACTTACTAGTGGCGCAGCATCTGCTACAGCACCGACCATGATGTCTAAGTTGATGGCTCCGCAAAGCCTTATGGCTGGCGCTCAGTTGGCTGGAGCGTTGCAACCTAAACCTCCGGTTGCACAGGCTATGCCGCTGCGTCCTGGTCAGCAGGTTCCGATCACACTCGATCAGATCCGCGCTATCGATGCTGGAATGTTCGACACTATCCCGATGGATCGCAGGATGATGACCATGCGTAGCCATTTCGGAGCGCCACCTGTGCCATTCCTACAAGACCTTGAGCCGATTGAATCGCGCAGACTGTCTCTGCTGTGAGGTGACTTATGGAAGAAATCCTGAATCGACTGTTTCCGCAGCCACAGTATGTGTCTGGGTTGCTTGGAGATGAGTCGCAGATTGCACTTCAACAGGCTCGACAGCAGGGTCTGCTAGGTCTGGCTGCTGGTCTGTTGCAAGCCGGTGGGCCTAGTCGACAGAGAACCAACATCGGTCAGGCTATCGGTGCTGGACTCCAGGCTGGTCAACAAGCGTACAGGGGTGCGCTGTCGGAGCAGATCCAAGGTCAGCAGATGGCGCTGAAGCTGGCTGAACAGCAGAGATTGCAACAGCAGCAGCGAGCATTGCAAGGCATCATGCCGCAGTTGATGACGACTGGTTTGCAACAAGCGGAAAGAGCAGCAGATCCGATTGGTGCATTGCTTCAAACGATTGAAGCTGGGACTACCAACCAGCCGATGCTGAATCAGCAAGCGTTGAACCTTGCTAGGTCATTCCTGAGTCCGAAAGACTTTAAGGATCTGGTTGAAGGATTGACCAAACAGCAGGAACTGGTTACCGGGCCGAGAGAAGAGTATTCCACGACTCCGCAGACCATGTTGGTCAACAACCGTCCGACATCTGTTCTGTTCAGTAAGTCTGGTGGTATGCGTATTGTGGATGCTGCACCGCTACCGTCAGAGGAGAAGGTTGATACCGGGTCAGAGATTTTGTTCCGTGACAAGACGACTGGACGAATCATGTCTCGGATCAACAAAACGCTTACACCTGGAGAAACTCGGCTGCTTGATCTGCGGGAGAGGGAGTTTGCTCGAGGTGGATACGACATTTTGCAAACGCCAGAAGGATTCGTTTACGCTCCGACTACTCCAGGTGCTGCTGCACAACCTGTTACTGCTGCTGGTGGCGCTCCTGTTCTGCCGATGGGTGCTGACAAACCTCCGACAGAAGGACAAGCAAAAGCAGCGAGCTTCCTTGGTGTAATGCGCGGTGCGTCTAGCGTGTTTGATCAGCCTTTGGTTGATCCTGCTGGCAAACCTGTGGTTGATGCGTCTGGTCAACAGATCACAGCAGAAATGGCTTATTCAACGCCAAATCTGTTGCAGTCTGCTGCTGGATCTGTTCCTTGGGTTGGTCAAACTTTGGAGCGATTGGGCAGTAGCGAAAACCGGCAGAGGGTATTGCAAGCTCAACAAGCATGGGTTCGTGCAAAGCTGCGTAAAGAGTCTGGTGCTGTCATCGGCGCTGATGAGATGGCAGACGAAATTAAGACGTTTTTCCCGCAGTTTGGTGATAAGCCTGAAACGATTAGGCAAAAGGCATTGCTTCGTCAGCAAGCCGAGTCTGGTCTTGTGGTAGAAGCTGGCCCGGCTGCGCGTGGCATTCAAACTGTTCCTGGCGCTCAAATCACTCCTTCGGCACGAGTTCAGCGTCAAGCAAGGCCACAGGTTGAGCTTCGATACAATCCGCAAACCAGACGAATCGAGGAAGCGCAATGATTATCGATGTCCCTGGTGTTGGAAAGATTGAGTTCCCGGATGGAACATCTCGGGAAGAAGCCAACCGCGCTATTGCTGAGTTTCTAGGTTCGCGTCAACAACCTGAACCTAGAGGTGTTGCTGCCGAGATTGGTCGGCAAGCTGGTCTTACTGGTCGAGCAGCAGTCTCTGGTATTACCGGACTACCTGCGTTGGCGTCTGATGCTCTGGTGTCTCTGATCAACCAGATCACCGGCAAGCAGATTCCGATGCCATCTCAGGCTCAACAGCAGTTGATGACCAGGGCTGGACTGCCTGAGCCAGAGACTCCGCAAGAGCGGGTTGTGCAAGACATTACATCTGCTGGATTTGGTGTGTTGGGTGCGTCCGGTCTTGGTCGAATGCTTCCAGGCACGATGGTTACACCTCCTGCTCCTGGTCAGGCAGTAGAGCGGTTTGCTCCTAGTGCTGCTGGTCTGCAAGCGACTAAGGAGCTTCTGACGCAATCTCCGGCATTCCAGATTGCTGCTGGTGGTGCTGGTGCGTTGGGTTCTGCTATGGCTCGGGAGGAAGGTCTGGGGCCATTGGGTCAGGTTGGTGCTGGCATTGCTGCTGGCATGGCTGTCCCGTCTGTCGGCACTGCTGCGCTGTTGGGTACTCAAGCAGCAGCCAGGGGTGGCAGAGAGCTTGTTAGACCGTTCACAGAGCCTGGGAGAGAGGTGATCGTAGGAAACATCCTCCGTCAGTTGTCACGCGATCCAGAGGCTGCTGTACGCAATCTGGAGGCATATCAGGCAGGTGTCCCAGGATACACACCGACGACAGCACAGGCTGCTCGGGATGTTGGTCTTGCTGCTGCGGTTCCTCCTGTTCGTGCGTTGGATGTTACTGGCAAACTGACTGAGCAAGCGCAGCAAGCCAATCGAGCAAGGATGGCAGTGCTTGATCGTCTTGCCAAGCAACAAGAAGATGTCAACGCAGCGATTGCCAAGCGGAATGAGGTAACTGCACCGTTGAGGGAAGAAGCCTTTGCACGAGCAACTGTAACGCCAGACCAGTTTGCAACGAACATTTCTGCTGTTGACAATGTTATCGCTGGCATTTTGGATTCACCGGCAGGAAAACGTCTTCCGGTTGAACGAGCGATGAATTTTGCTCGGCAGCGTATTGCAGAAGCAAGGACTCCGCAGGAACTGTATGAGATTCGCAAGGACTTGCGTGATGCGGCTCAAGGTTTGCTGGACAAGGATGGATCTGCGTACAGGCTTGCAAAAGGCCAGCTAGAGCAAGTCATCCGATCTGTCGATGATCAGATTGAGTCTGTTGCTCCTGGTTATGCTGAATACTTGCGTAAGTTTGCTGCGTCAAGCAGAGGCATTGAGCGCATGGAAGCAGCGCAGCAATTCCGAGGCAAGGTTCTGACCACTACTCCATTGATCAGAGATCCTGGCAATGTTTCAGAGTATCTGATCTCTCAACCAAAGTTTGTGAATGCTATTCGCGCTGCCGAGAAAGAAACTGATCTTTCTAGGACGCAGCTTGCTGTGTTGAAGCGTGTTGCTCAGGACTTGGATGATGCAACTTTGCGGGTGACGCAGGAACCTGGATCAAACACGTTCCGCAACCTGTCTGTTGCAAATGTGATGGGCGGCATTGTTGGCAAGTCAATATTTGGCGACATCCCTCCTGCTCTGCAAAAGGTTGTCACGCCTATGCAGTGGTTGTATAACGGATCTGACGATATGATCCGAGAGGTCATCGTTGATGCGATGCTTGATCCTAAACTTGCTGCTCGGTTGATGCGTAAGGCAACGACTGCTGAGATGGTTCCTTTGTCCAAGGAACTCCAGAAACGCGCACTGAAACTTGGATATGGTCAGGTCTTTGGCCTGAGCGAGGAGTAAACATGGCAAAGACTAAGATCAGCGAGTTCGACACTAATCCAGACCTCAACACAGACATCAACAGCATCAACATTGCTGAAGGCTGCGCTCCGTCTGGTATCAACAATGCTATTCGGACGCTGATGTCAGACCTGAAGGAATGGCAGTCTGGCGCACAGGACATCTACATTGCTCCAGCAGGAACCGCTGCTGCGCCATCTTGGACATTCAACGGTGACTTGGATACCGGTTTTTACCGTGTCACTGCAAACGAGTTGGGTGTTGCCGCGGGTGGATCTGCTGTCGGTCGGTTTACCAGTGCTGGATTTGTTGGCAATGTCACTGGCAACGCTACAAACGTCACCGGCACTGTTGCTGTTGCCAATGGTGGAACCGGGGTAACGACTCTGGCATCCGGTCAGTTCTTGAAGGGTGCGGGGACTTCTGCTGTCACCACCTCTGCAACTGTTGCACTTGGTTCTGAGGTTGCTGGAACGCTGCCTATTGCCAATGGTGGGACTGGTCAGACGACTGCACTGGCTGCGTTTGATGCGTTGAAGCAGTCTGCATCGACAACCTATGTCGGCGCTGTAGAGCTTGCCACCAGTGCAGAAGTTCAGACGGGAACGGATACGACTAGGGCAATCACTCCGGATGCTCTGCGGCAAGGAGCGTTGGTTCGTGCTACCGCACAGGCAACCACTAGCGGAACATTCATTGACTTCACTGGCATTCCGTCTTGGGTGAAGCGTATTACCATCATGTTTGCTGGTGTCAGCACTAATGGCACTGATTCATTTCTTGTGCAGGTTGGCACTAGTTCTGGCGTAACAACGACTGGTTATGTTTCAACTGGTGTCGGAAGCAACGGTTCTGGTGGTGGAACTTTGTCATCTACTAGCGGTTTTGCTGTGCGGCTTATTGGTGCATCTGGCGCTCTGAGTGGTCATATGCTGTTGACCAATATCAGTTCAAACTCATGGGTTTCATCTCACACTGCCAAGACAGATAACACTGGTGTCGTTGATTTTGGTGCTGGTGATGTGTCTTTGTCTGGGACTCTTGATCGTGTTCGCATCACAACTGTAAGCGGAACTGATGCGTTTGATGCTGGTTCAGTTAACATCATCTACGAGTGATTGCCATGAGCGAGGTCGAACAACTAAAGGCCCAGGTTGAGAAGCTAGAGCAGAAGGTCGATGACATCAACACCAGTATCAAAGACCTAGCAGAAGCCTGGAGAACCGCTCAGACGCTTGTAGCGTTTATGAAGTGGCTTGCAGGTATCGGCGCTGCTCTGCTGGTTATGAAAACAGCCTGGGACAATTGGGTTAGGTAATGCTTGATCCAGTCACCCTGCTGGCCACAGCAACTGCGGTTTTCAACGGTCTTAAAAAAGCAGTTGAGATTGGCAGGGAAGCTGAAGATGTATTTGGTCAGCTAGGCAAGTGGGCGGGTGCTGTTGCTGATCTGCAGGAATGGATCCGCACCGAGGAAGAGAACGCTAACAAGCCTCCTCCGATCTTCAAGAAACTGGTGTGGAAGAAATCAGCGACTGCTGAAGCATTCGACACCTATGCTGCTAAGATCAAGATCCAGCAGATGGAGGAAGAGATCCGGCATATGTTCACGCTGGGTGAACTGTGGTGGCTCGGCAAGGAAGGTTATAACGAGTTCATCATGATGCGCCGAGGCATAAAAGAAAAGCGTGAAAAGATGATCTACGAGCAGATTCGTAGACGCAAGAAACTGATCCGCATGAGTGCAGATGGTATTTTCATCAGCATTGCTTTAGCAATGGGCGGCATCATCATTTATCACATGATTGCATTCATCGTTGAGAAAATGGAATGACCAACGAAGAAATCGAGGTCAGAGTCTGGGCGGCAATCACTCTGTCACTGACCGGCATCCTTGTTGTGTCTGTGCTGACGATCCTTGGTGGTGTGCTGTTTGTCGAGCATGACATGGAGAGGATCAGCCCGATTGATGAAGCATTCCTCGCTATCTTGAAAGATATTATGTTGTTGTGTATCGGCGCGATTGGTGGTGTTGTAGGCCGGAAATCATTGTCATCAGCACTGGAGAAGCGCAATGCTGCCAGCAATTAGTGCGTTGCTACCGTTTGCAGGGAAGATCCTTGATAAGGTAATTCCCGATCCAGAGGCTAAAGCCAAGGCTCAAGCAGAGCTTGCGCTGATGCAGCAGAACGGTGAGTTAGCAAAGATGGCTAACGAAACCGAGTTGTTCAAGGCAGAGCAGAGTAATCTGACAGAACGGCTAAAGGCCGATATGGGCAGCGACTCATGGCTGTCCAAGAATATCCGACCGATGACGCTGATCTTCATCCTTGCTGGATATTTCACCTTTGCCATGATGAGTGCGTTTGGCAAGGACACCAATCAGAATTATGTCGAGCTTCTTGGTCAGTGGGGAATGCTGATCATGAGCTTCTATTTCGGCGGCAGGACTCTGGAAAAAATCATTGACATGAGGGCTAAGAAGTGAAGGGAAACTTTCCGCAGTGTCTGGATTTTGTGCTGCATCACGAGGGTGGATACGTTGACCATCCGAGAGATCCTGGTGGGATCACTAACCTTGGATGCACAAAGGCAACCTGGGAGAAGTGGTGTGGTCATCCTGTCAGCGCAGAAGACATGAGAAACCTGTCACCTGCTGATGTCATGCCGCTCTATCGCCAGAAGTATTGGGATGCGGTGAAGGGTGACGATCTTCCTACCGGGATCGACTACTGCGTGTTTGACACCGCAATCAACAGTGGGCCTGGGAGGGCTACAAAGTTCCTACAGGAGGCGATTGGTGTCACGGCTGATGGAGCTATCGGGCCGGTGACGATGAAGGCTATAAACGCTGCTGATGCGCGTCAGGTCATCGATGCTTACTGTGCTGCGCGGTTGAAGTTCTTGCAGGAACTCCCAACCTGGGACACATTCGGTCGAGGTTGGGAGCGCCGTGTCACTGATGTTCGTCGGCAAGCGTTGCTGATGCTGCATCCGTGATTGCTCGGATGTGATAGCAGTTGCATTTGTTGCACAGATAAATTTCAGCCTGATCCAACACCAAAGCAAGCTCTAGGGATTGCTCTGGTGTCTGGCAGTCTGGCTCAAAAAGGTGGATCGTCATCGTAGTCTGCCTTTGGTTTCGGTGCTTCTTTCGGTTCAGCCAGCATTGCCCACCCATCCCAACCAACCGGGACAGCGTTGAGCTTCAGGCTCAGACCTTTCTGGGTTTGGATGACTGATCCAATCTTCATCCAAGACTTCTTCTCGGAACCGTCTTTAGCGGTGTAGGTTCCGGTCGCGGCAACAACATCAAACTTGACGGGCATTTAGAGCCTCCATTGCTTTGTTGACTTCATCCAAGAACTTCTGCACTCCTTCTTCCAGCTTCTGTATCTCCTCCTTCTTGGGTTGGAATCGCACGACAAACAGTTGCAGATGCTCCGGGACTCTAGGATCGAACGATACAAAGTCCACCCATTCCCTGCCTGTGCAAGCTAACTGAGCCAGCATCTGCTTGTGGTACTTGGTTGGAACCTTGCCAGCCATCAGGTAGTCGATGTGGGTTGTACTGTTAGGACATTTGACCTCCAGCAGTCCGTCCTCGACATACCCGTCTGGTGATGCGCCAAACCATTCGATGGTTGGGTGTTTTACGAATGGAGCATCGGAGACGAAGGCATCTCCTTTCAGCGTGGCTTGATACACAACACGCGCTAGAGGTTCTGTGTCTGTCCCCCATTGCATTGCTGCGTTGGTGAATGACTCCTGCTGTTGGCCTGTCAGACGCTCTGTGACAAGCTGGACGAGGTAGTTGCGTCTGGATGCTGTATCCGGGCCAGCCAGAGCATCCGATACCCTGGATGCGGTGACTGACCCGAGACGCGCAGCAAACCATTCTGGGCTGCGCTGTTCCATCACTTGATCTCCATCAGTTCAGCCTTACGCTTATTCTTTGCTTCTTCAATCACTGCCAGAGCAGCCTGATTCCCCTGGAATTCTTTGAAGGCTTTTGCATAGCATGACTTGAGGTCATCCATCGACTGAGTGTTGAGGATGATCTGTGCGATCACTTCAGGGTTTAGCGCGTCATGTTTTTTTATCTCATGATAATGCGCGTCTGCGTCATTATCTCCTTCTGTTGGGATAGCAAATGCCTGGAATGCTGCGTATTTGTATGCAGCGGACATTGCCTTGTTAGTGGCTTTGTCAGCAGAATCCATTGCTTCACCGAATGTCCTGACGATGTGCTTGCTTCCGTCTTCAGCGCAAACGAAGTCGAACTCTGCTTCAACTGTTACGTTGAATAGAACACCACCTTTTGCGCTTGCACGTTCTACGCATTGACGCGAAAGGATACGAGGAAGAATGCACAACCCATGTTTTGCAAGCAACGGCGCAAGCGCATTGTAGACATCATCGATCCCGCGAAACGAGTACCCCTGTTGCTGGTTCTTGCGATCCTTTGTGATGCCGGTTTGAGCTAGTGCTGCCTGTACTGCATTGATTGCTTGATAGACCTTCATTTCCATGTCTCTCCGCGAATGATGCGATTTATTGTCATTGGTGAAACATCAAAAATCTTGCACATTGATCTTTGTGTTTCACCATTTGCTACACGAACCCGTATTTCGTCAACCTGTGATTGTGTAAGTTTTGATCTTGGATTTTTTTCTCCATGAAGAGGTGTTTGCTTTGCTCTTCCTTTATCAACCATGTCTTTTACATTGTCTGCTTGAGTTCCAAGCATCAAATGTTTGGGGTTGACACAGCAACGAGTGTCACACTTGTGCAAAACAAACATACCATTAGGAATTTCTCCGCAAAACAGCTTATAAGCTGCACGGTGAGCTTTTGTTTCATTTAATGCAACAAAAACACCATATCCAATCCTATTGATTGATCCAGTCCAGTACCAACAATCAGAAGATCCTGTGACAACCATTCTCCAAAAGCGTTCAAGTGGCGTTCCACTGCTATGTTGATTCGTGCGTTTTCGTGGAGCAATTGATTTTTTGATCAACATTGCTTCTTGCATTCTCAGTTCTGGAGACATGATTGAACTCCTTATGCCTTAACTTGATGCGATCTGCTTCATTGTCTGTCCTTTCTGAGATGGGTGTCCAACCAAACTTGCGCCATGTAATGGTGACGTCTGTAGCTGCGCTGTTTCGCCAGACGAAGTTGGGGTCGTTGATCATGCTGCAAGTGCAAGCCAGAACAACAGCATCAGCAGCGAGAACGCAATCGACCAGCCCAGAGCATCGATCACCTTCTGCTTCAGGTCGTCCATCTCCTGGTGACGCTGCACCTCGTACTCCCAGCGATCCTGATCGTTTTCCATGTTTGCTCCTTGTTGAAGGTGAAGCTACTGTAAACCAGTCTGTTGTGCTTGTCAAGCGATTGGCAATGTGTTGTAATGTGGTCAGGAGGTAACACAATGAACGTTCCCAATGCTCTCGACTACGCTGCTGCCATTCTTGGCGGCAAGGGCAAGCTCTGTCTTGCTCTCAAGCTCCACCGTCAGAACCTGTACTCATGGAGGAAAGCTGGACGTGTCCCGCTGCCCAGGGCGCTCCAGATCGAGGAGTTGACTGGTGGCAAGGTTCGCAAAGAGTGGCTTGTTCCGGGGTTTTTCAATGACAACACTGACAGCACGAAGCAAGTGGCAGCTTGAGGGTGATGGCTACCGTGTTGCCATCGTCGAGCATTACAACGCTTTCACCAAGCGCAAGCATGACCTGTTTGGCTGCATCGACATCCTTGCAATCGGCAACGGTGAGACGCTGGCAGTGCAAACGACAAGCAAGGCAAACATGGCAGCTAGGCGGCACAAGATCCAGGACTCGGATGCCTATGCCGAGATGGTCAGATCAGGCTGGCGCATCCAGATCCACGGTTGGCACAAGGAAGGCAACAGGTGGCAGTGCAAGGTGGAGGAGCTATGCTGATCCCGCTGACAAACGAAGATGCCCGTAAACGTGCTTTAGAAGCCGTACAAGCCGCTAAACCTGGATGGGTGGTGTCGATCTCCAAACCCAACCGCTCAACCGCTCAGAACTCGCTCTATTGGGCAGTCTTGCAAGCGATCAGTGAGCAGATCATGCCTGGAGGACAAGGGCATCATCCTGATACTTGGCACATCTACTTCAAGACGCTGTTGCTGCCTGGACGGATGAAAGAGCTTCCAGGTGGTCAGATGGTCGAACTGGAGCCGACGACGACAGGGATGACGACCGCGGCATTCTCAGAGTACGTTGAGCAGGTGATTGCATGGGCAACGGAAAGGGGACTGGTATGGACGGAATCCTTGTCTGCTATGCGTGTGGAGAGAGACACGATCATGCAGTTGCCAAGCATTTACCAGACGGAAGCGTAGTGGGTCTGCACTCGAAAGAGTGGGCCATGTACTGTCAGGCGCGATTCGTCCTCTCTCAACCATTGAAGGCCAGGAGGGAGATCCTGGACGGTGTTGAACGGTCGAGAGGTAAGGATGGTCGGGAACTGTTGGAGAGTGAAATTTTACGTTGGTACAACAAAGGAGCGTGACATGGTTCTGATTTATCTGTGTGCATTGGTGTTGGCTAATTTGTCTGTGTCTTATTTTGGGCCTTGGGTTAGTCCAATCAATGCGTTTCTGTTGATTGGTCTTGATCTGTCTTTACGAGACAAATTGCACGAACGGTGGAAAGAGCATTTGTGGTCAAAGATGTTTGCGCTGATTGTTGGTGCTGGAGCTATTTCGTTTGTGCTTAATCCGGCTTCAATCAACATTGCTATTGCTTCTGTGATTGCATTCATTGCTGCTGGATTGGTTGACGCATTCGTGTATCAACGACTGGTTTCCAAACAGTGGTTGATAAAGAGCAATGCTTCCAATGCAGCTGGTGCTGCGGTTGACTCACTAATTTTCCCAACTATTGCATTCGGTTCGCTGATGCCAGCAATTGTTTTGCTTCAGTTTGCTGCCAAGGTTGTCGGTGGCGCACTGTGGTCATGGATGCTGAGAAAATGATCCATTACCACGGAACACCAATCACACCGTTGATTGCTTTGGATTCAATGGTTGGTCAACACTTCTGTGTGTCGTACTTCCGTCCAGACTCGCTGCGTAAATGCTTGCAGATTGGACAAAGCATCATGTTTGATAACGGCGCATTCAGTTGCAAAACAAGAGGAGTACCGTTTGATTTAGATGGGTTTTACGAGTGGGTTGATCCTTTGCTTGGTCATCCGCATTGGGCAGTTGTGCCAGATGTCATAGACGGAACTGTCGAGCAGCAGAAGGAAATGGTTAAGACATGGCCATTCCCTAAGTCTCTCGGGATTCCTGTATGGCATCTTGGGTTGCCTATTGACTACCTTTTGGAGCTTGCCGATCAGTGGGGTAAGGTTTGTTTCGGATCAGCTGGAGAGTATTGGCAAGTTGGTAGTCCAAAGTGGTCAGCAAGGATGGATGAGGCTTTCAACGCTCTTGATAGAACCTTTAACAGGCTTCCCTGGGTTCATGGTTTAAGAATGCTTGGTCAGACAGAGTATCCGCTTGCCAGTGCAGATTCCACAAATGTTGCAGTCAATCACTCTGGAAACACGTTCTGCGCTGGATGCATGGCAAAGCGAGTGAATGCAAACAATCCAGCTGGAAAGTGGGTTCAGCGTTTAGAACAGGAGGTTCTTTTCTGATGTATCGGAGCAAACCACTGCTTAGAGCAGTCGCCAGTCTGCCGTGTCAACTGTGCGGCAAGGAGGACGAGACTCAAGCTGCTCATGCTAACTGGTCAGAGTACGGCAAAGGCATGGCTATCAAGGCGCATGACTGCTATGTCGCGGCTCTGTGTGTGTCTTGTCACCACAACATTGATCAGGGATCGAAACTCAACTACGGAGAGCGGAAGGAACTATGGGAAGCAGCATGGAGAAAAACAATTCTGGTGTTGTTCGAACAAAACCTAGTAGGGCCAAAGTGAGCCTTCCAGACTCATTGCTTGACCTGATTGTGTTGGTGCAGCGGGAGCCGATGACAGCGCAGGAGCTTGCAAGGCAGACAGGCATCTCAACTGACACTTGCAGAGCAGTGCTGAAGAAGATGCATCAGCGGAAGATGGCCCACATTGCTGATTGGGATGTTGTGCTGAATGGCCGGATCAAGTTACCTATGTACCGCTTTGGACAGGGCAGAGACCTTCCCAGGCCACCCCGAGAGCCAAACACACTGGTCAAGCGCAGGTGGAGGGAGAAGGAGAAGGCTCGGCAAGCGTTTGACCCGTTTTTTGCAATGTGTCGATGAGCATTGTAAGATTGTTCTGCGCCGTGAGAAGCGCATAGCAGGTCAGTGAGTCAGTCTCCATCGGGCTGGTCTATCTGACCGTTTCTTAACCCGTCCTGGGTGCAGACCTGCCGGAATTCTCACCGGATAGGCCAGCACCGATGGAGATTGCCTTGTCAAAAAGCAACTTCAAAAGTTCTTATGGAGCTTTGCTCCGCAATCCAAAATGGCAAAAGGCTCGTTTAGAAACGATGCAACGGGCTAACTTTGCTTGCGAACGCTGTGGAGACAAAGAGTCTACTCTTAACGTTCATCATAAAAACTATAAACAAGGGAAAAACCCTTGGGAATATGAATTAAGCAATTTTGTTTGTTTGTGTGAAGCTTGTCATGAGTGCATACACAAACAAAAGCAAATGATCAACAATTTGCTTCCGTATTCTTATCTTGATTTTTCAGAAGTGCTTTCTGGGCTTATATCAGAACAGCCTAACTCTCGTTATGTAGGAATTATTCATCCAAGGGTGTTTTCCCAAGAGTATGAGATTTTGTTTGGCAAGATAATTGCAAAAATGTTTGCGTATTGTGGGCTTGATGATATTAAATATTTTTGTAACTTGTTAGAAGATAGAGAGTTTTTGGATGAGTTTGAAGATTTGTTGAACGATCACATTGATAGGTGCTCAAAATGAGCATTAAGTTAATGTGTATGGCGTTTGACGCAGAAATTCCTGCGACTCAAAAACTTGTTTTGCTTGCTTTGTGTGACAACGCTAATGAGCAAGGCCAGTGCTTCCCAAGCATTTCATTGCTTGAACGTAAGTGCTCACTTTCAGATAGGGCTGTTCAGTCTTCATTGTCATGGCTTGAACAGAACGGGTATTTGAGCAGGAATTTTAGGATTGGACGAGCGACGATCTATGTTGTAACCCCCGAACGTGGTTCACCCCCGAACGACGTTCACCCCCGAAGCAGCTTCACCCCACCCCCGAACGACGTTCACCCCACCCCCGAACGTGGTTCACCCTTAACCATCAAGGAATCATCAAGTAAACAAAAGAATAGAGGCACACGCATACCGTTTACAGAGCTTCCTGATGAGTGGAGCGAGTTCTGTAGGTCAGAGAGACCAGAGCTAAACCCAGTCAAGGTTTGGAATACGTTTTACGACTACTGGATTGCAGTACCAGGGGCAAAAGGCGTAAAAGCTGATTGGTTTGCAACATGGAGGAACTGGGTTCGCAATCAACGTGCTGTGACAGAGAAGCAGCGCAAAGACGATAGTTGGAAAGCAAGATTTTCAAGTTTCGACACCATCGACATGGAGGCGAGCAATGGAAAAGTACCCGTACTTCCAGAGGATTCTGTTCCGTTTTGAGACGCTGTTTGGCAGCAACAAGACCAAATCTGTGTTCAATGTGTCAGATCAATCATGGTCTGATCTGTCGGCAGCTTGGGAGCAGTATCTGCGATCAGCTAACCCTGATGCCATTCGTGCTGCGCTGGCGTCTTTGGCGACAAACCCACCGGACTGGCCACCGGCGCTCGGTGAGTTCATCAAGCTCTGCAAGGAACACAACAGGCCAGAACACAAACCTGCGCTGCCACCACCGGCGAAAGAGATCACACCGGAAGGCCAGCGGATCATCGAGTCAGCAGTCAGGCAGACCAGGACGAGTGGGTTCGATTTCCTGCATTGGGCAAAGCATCCAAAGTCAGCACAGGCTGTCTTACTGCTGCACAGAGGCATCAAGCACGACACTAGGCTCAGAGACATCTGGGGTCACCACATAGCCACAGACGGACGGGACTGCACTCCGGAGGCTAGAGGTCAACTGCTGGCTATAAAGGAAATCTATAGACCTGTCGCTGTCGATTAAAAAATATTTTGCAGAAAGTTCACACAGGACTGCAAGGTTCATGTAAAGTTACTCCATCGACACACACAACAGGAGTAGCAAACATGAGCAACTTGTACGACAAAGCCTACGCTGAATACTGCAAGCTTCCAGAAGTGCGGATTGATCCTCTGGATATGCCAGAAGACATCAGTCACATGGTGTACCGAGCGCGACACGAGATTGATCTAATCGAGGAGGGTGAGCGCGATGACGATATGCCATCACGCGCAGACATCAACAAGATCAAACGCTTTCTTAAAAAGTGGGCTGGCAAGTAAATAATCTGGTGCGTTAGGTCGAAACCGGCGAGAGCCGGTCTGCCAGTGATGCTGGCACTGATGAGACCAACAAGGAGCAGAAATGAAGATCAAAGCATCAACCCTTGCAATCGCACTGCAAGCGATCAAATGGGCGCAGAACCAGAAGGATTGCCCGGATCATCTTAAGTTCATTGCGACCCTGGACGCGCAGGTCAACATCAAAGTGGTTCTGGATTCATTGCAGGTCGAGGTTGAGGATGAGCACGTGTGTTGAGTGTGGATCTTGGGATTCCAAGACGCTGGAGACCAGGAAAGACACTCGATACTGGTGGATCTGGAGAAGGAAGAAATGTCATGACTGCGGAGCAACCTGGGCCACATACGAGGTTCCAGTGCAGTCACTGACAGCAGAAGCTTCTAACCCCGATGGAAAACTGGAGCGAAGATAATGGAAATTGAAACCAGGATTCAAGGCATCCCTTGCATCGTCAAGCTGGTCAGCTATGAGCGAGTCAATGGATCTTTCTCTCGCAACTCTGCATCGGATCTGGACTACTACGGATGGAGCGATGCAACTTATCAAGTGTGTGACCGCAGAGGTAGGCCAGCACCGTGGTTGGAGCGTAAAGCTACCGACAAAGACTGGATGAGCATCGACATTCAGATGGATCGCGTTAGGGAGTATCAGAATGACTAGGCAACAAATAAAACAAATGATGCACGAGTCAAAAGCAATCGAATGGTTTGATTCTGAAAACATGGACTGGCTGGAGTATGTAAATGTATTTGATAGGTTTGCCAGCCTTGTTGTTGCTGCTGAACGCGTTGCAATCGAAGAGGCAGAGAAGCCGCGCCAATGGCAAGGGCTGCACTCAAGAAAGCAAGAGGTGAGAAATGACCGACAACATCAAACCATTTATCAAAGCCACTACACCAGACAACAGCGACGCGATTGCAATGCTTGAGCAGTGGCTAGAGGACGCCAAGGCAGGCGAGATCGTCACGGTCGGTCTGGTCGGAAAGCGAATCGGTGGCGAGTGGCAGACAGGCATGAGCAGCAGTCAGAACAGCCTTGAGGACGCAGCAATGCTGATCGAGTTGGGTATGCGGCGTCTTGGTTTTAAGCAGAGGTGAGTTTTTTAACCGCAACAGGAGGTTGCAATGAGTGATGATCTGACCTTTGGTATGAAAGCAGTTGGCCTGACCTTCAATCCGTCGAACGATCCGACGGTAGATGCGATCAAGCGCAAGTGCGCGGACTTGATTGACGAGATTCACGAACTACGAACCAATCAACCTAACAACGAGATTGCTCGTATGGCGAGTATCGCTATTACCGAGATCCAGACCGGGCAAATGTGGGCAGTGAAAGCTGCTACTTGGAAATACTAGCTCGTCGGTTGGAATGGAGAAAGCAGTACCAAGATGAGCAGAAAATGATCACCGAAGCAAAACTTAAGGAGAAGAACACATGCCAACACACATCACAAAGACATGGTTCGATGGCGATAAGGTAGTGACGCAGGAAATCCCTGAGTCTAAGGTTTACAAGCAGGTGCCGGTGGCGTGGCTTGACGAATATGGCAATGTTTTTCCTTTGGCGGCAAAACAATATTCAGTTGTTGGTAAACATTGGGAACCCCTCTACACCACCCCACCCGCCGCACAGCGCCAATGGATCGGGCTAACGGATGAGGAAGTACATGAGGGGTTTTGCCATGTCGAGTACGAAACCCCAAACGATTGGAACACCGACCCGGACGATTGGTGTCAACAGTTTGCTCGCTACCTCGAGGCAAAGCTAAAGGAGAAGAACGGGTGACACACGATGACATCATTCGCATGGCAGCAGAGGCTGGATTCATCATCGACCAGGAGTCCAGGCAATTCCAGCCCAACTGCATCTCACACACTCATCATGTCATCGATGAGCAACTTACCCGGTTTGCAGAGCTTGTCGCTGCGTTTGTCAAGAAAGATCAGCGCACATCCATCGGTGCATTGTTGAGGGACTGATGCAGCCAGACAACGCACAGACAGACGCAAGCCTATTCTTTCGCACGATGGACACCTGTCCAATCAACAAGAAAGTTCAGCTACTCAACAAGGCTGGAATTGCAACAACAGGATGGTGGGACGGGAAAGAAAAGTGGTATATCGGTTGGTTTCCCATTCCCAAAATCCCTGACAACCTAAAGAAGGAGATCGTCGGTGACACCAGAACTTGATCAGGTCTACAAATCAATCCCAGAGCAACGGTTGATCGCAGCGGTTGTCGCAACCGCAATGCGTGATGCTTGCATCAAACCATTCAAACCATTCGGAGAAAAGCACTTCAAACTGACATTCGACTGCTTAACCGCTCACGATTTTCTGTGGACAGATGCGTTGGAAAGTTATCTGCACTACCTGGATATCGAGGTAAGTTACTTCCGAAAAGCACTTATCAAAGCAATGGACGATGACACGGAGAAAAAGATTGGATCATTCAACTCAGAAGACAGACGAGCATTCCGGTTCAACAAGAGGCTCTGGGATGCTCAACAACCCGGTGGACTGGTCGTCGCACTGGCTGACCCTGAATCAGATGACTGGAAATCTGTGGATCCAACTTTTGAACAAAAATTACAACGAAGCTCAAAATTTGTTGGTGGAAATGGCAGCACAAGCCAGACTCATGTCTCAGTTTCTGAAAATCCAGAAGGAGTCTGATCATGGCAACAATGTCTTTCGATGAGCTTTATGTGCGGGTTGTCGGTTGGAGTCGGGCCAGACAGATCATCCCAAACTCAACAGCTAACGCTCAGTTTCTCAAGATGGTCAGTGAGATGGGTGAGCTTGCAGATGGGATTGCAAAGAAGGATGTTGCTCTAACCGCTGATGCTGTGGGCGATGTTCTGGTATGCATGATCAACTTCTGTGAGCTTGCAGGGCTGGATATGCTGGATTGCCTGGAAGGTGCGTATAACGAGATCAAAGACCGGAAAGGCACTCTGATGCCTAACGGGGTGTTTATAAAGGAGACGATCGTATGAAGCTGGCCACAGACTGTTATGTTTTGAGAGGCATCACCTGGGTTCCACACTGGCTGAAGCGTGGAAAGTTTGTCTCACCGGGTTATGGTCGGCAACACATGGTCGAGATGACAGCGCAAGAGTTGCTGGTGAAAGGCGCACAAAAGCAACCAGAACTGCTGTTTCCGTCTGCAAGATAAATCTGGCACAATTGGGGCGCTCCTTCCTTGGGTGTCTCCCCGATTGTGCCTCCTGCGTGGAGGCACTTTTTTTGATACCAAAACGACTTCATTTCGTCTGGGTTGGTGATGAGTCCAAACGTCCAGACGCAGAGATCCAGTCCTGGATCGACAAGAATCCAAGCTACACGGTCACGGTCTGGGGTAACAGCGACCTGAAAGATGGCTGGCTCCTTGCAAAACATATGCGGCACTACTGGGAGCGAGAGCTTTGCGGAGTTGCCGACTGTATGCGCTGGGAGATCCTCTACAACCACGGTGGGATCGCACTGGATGCTGACAGCCTGTGTGTCAGACCGCTCGAGGACTGGCTGTTAGAGCCGGATGTCTTTGCGTCTTGGGAGTCAGAGATCAAGCGTCCAGGGCTGATCGCAAACGGTGTGGTCGGATCAGTCCCGCGCCATCCGTTCATTGGTCAGATCATCAAAGACCTGGAAAACGACACTCCAGGCGATAGGATGGCCTGGGAGTTCTCAGGGCCAGCAAGAATCACTCAGACAATGCACGAGCATGAGTTCAGCGATCTCACTGTTTATCCGTCTCATTACTTCCTGCCTGAACACTTTGCTGGCTCCCGCTATACGGGCAAAGGACAGGTATTTGCAACGCAGGAATGGAAGAGTACAAGAGGTGGCTGGCAATGAGATTTTTGGTCACATCAGCGATCAACAACGACGAAAGACGTTGCTATGAGCTTCTAGGAACGCTTGAGAGCATCTGGAAGCGATTTCCACTGTCCTCCATCGTCCTGACAGAATCGTCGCGCTATAGGCCCGATAAAGCCTTCCTAGAGGCTATCCCGCGCAGGGTGCATCTGGTTCCGTTCTGGGATTGTGATTTCATCCATGAGGCGCATGACAGTGGATTGCCTCGCGGGTTCATCCAGAACTCAATTGAGATGCAGGTGATGATCCGGTCACTGGATTGGCTAACCGAGGCTAACAACTACAAAGTGAGTGGTCGCTATCAGTTGACGGATGACTTCAGTCCGGACTCGCACGATCCAGAAAAACTGGTGTTCAAGCGCAGGATTCCGACAGGGTTCAGTCTGGAGGAATGCGGCACGACTCATATGTTCATGACTCGGTGTTACGGAATACCAAGCACACAGATTCCTACGCTAGAACTGGCGCTGAAACGCTCACTGGCATTCCATTGGAGTCAGTGGAAGGACAAAAAAGTCTTTGACATTGAGCATGGATTGTTCAAATTCCTGCCGGAGACAAGTGTGCAAGAAGTTGATAAGATGGGTGTTATTGGGCGTATTGGGCACTTAGAACACATCGTCGAGGACTGAAATGCCGATCACCAGCAAGCAGCAGCAGCGGTTGATGTACGCAGCAGCCGGGTCAAAGAAGGTTGCTAAGTCAACCGGAGTCCCGCAGAAGGTTGCAAAAGAGATGATCGAGGCAACCCCTAAGTCTGCGTACAAAAAGATGCCAAAGAGGGCAAAATGAACGGTTGTCCAGTCTCAACGCAGGATCAGAAGGTCAATGATCGGAACAAGGCTGAGGCTGAATCCAAAGCTGGATATACCGAGGCAGAAGACGATGAGATGAGTTGTGGGAACTGTGCGCGGTTCCTGCAAACCCCGGAGATGATCGAGTGCATGGTTTCTGGTCTGCCAGAGGAAATGCAGGAGATCGTTGACGAGGACGACATCGGTTATTGCGCTCGATGGGACTTCCGGTGTTCAGAGGATTACGTCTGCGACCGTTGGCTGTCTGGTGGGCCTGTTAAGGGCATGACTGAGAAGCACAAGATCATGCTTAAGATGGCTAAGATGATGGAGGAAGATTAATGGGTACGACCAATCAACCGAAGTACAAAAAGCCCAAGCCTGCCAAGAACAACGCTCCAAAGTACCCGAAGAAATGAAGCCCGTCTGGGACAAGCCTCGGCCTAAGTCTGCTGGCAAGCCTGATCCGCTGTCGAAGAAGCAGAAGAAGTCTGCTAAGGCGATGGCGGCTGCTGCTGGCAGACCTTACCCTAATCTGGTGGACAACATCAGGGCAGGTAAGAAGAAATGAAGTCACCTGCATGGACTCGCAAGGCCGGTAAAAGCCCATCTGGTGGTTTGAATGAGGCTGGCAGGAAGTCTTACGAGCGAGCCAATCCAGGATCAGACCTGAAGGCTCCAGTGAAGTCTGGTGACAATCCGCGCAGAGCATCATTCCTGGCTCGGATGGGTGGGATGCCTGGGCCAGAGTACAAGGATGGAAAACCAACCCGTTTGCTGCTGTCACTGAGAGCATGGGGTGCGTCATCCAAGGCAGACGCTAAGGCTAAAGCTAAAGCTATCAGCGAACGCAACAAGGGCAAGTGACATGGATGTCAGCCAGCTACTCCGCGCATTGGGACTAGAACAGGCTTTTGGGGCTTACCAGCGCAACATTGGTGAGCCTTTTGCTGCTATGGTCGGCGGTGCTGGCAGGGGTTATCTCGGGCTGGATAAGCCGGAATACGGTGGTCTGCTGGCAGAGGAATCGTATCGTACAGGTCAGGCTCTAGGGAATATGCCAGCGTTGGGTGCTCCTGCTGGCGCGTTTAAGGCTGCTGCACAAATTCCAGGGTTGTTGGAGGCTGCTGGAACTATCCCTGCAATCTTTATCGGGCCTAAGTCAAGACTTTGGAATAAGGCTAGTGCAGAAACATTTGAGACTTTAGAAAAGTCTGGTGTGGCAAATAAGGATGCTTACTTACAGACTGGCACATTTAGGTCACCAGATGGGATGCTCCGGCAAGAGATTAGTGACTTTTCTTCTGAATATCGACCCGGTAAAGAGTTTGGAAGGTTATCAGAAAAATATGTTGAACAATTAGATGAAGCTATGGCTGCAAACTATTTGCGGCAAACGATGGATCGGCTGAATATAGGCATTGGGGACGCAAAAGAACAGTTTAGACAATACTTTGGAAAGGAGCCTCCTGCTCGATCTGGTTTACTTGCAAAGTCGATGACTGCTGATGAAACAGAAGAAATGTTCAGAAAGTTTGAACAAAGAACCCCGCCGACTCCAAACGAATGGCAAAGTGTAGTTGGTAACGTATTTGAACATCCAGAACTTTATAAAGCATATCCTGACTTCATTAGTACAAAATTCTTTGTAAAAGACACAAAAGATTTGCCTCCTGGAACATCAGCATATTATGATGGAAATGTCGTATTCGGAGGAGATATTTCGAGACTTATGCAAACAGGAAGAAGCGTAATGGCCCATGAGTTGCAGCATGGGGTGCAAAACATCGAAGGTTTTGCAATTGGTGGATTGCCAGAAAAAAATCCTGATTTATATAGGCGTCTTGCTGGTGAAGCAGAGGCTAGAGCGGTTCAGGCTAGGATAGACATACCAAAAGAAGAACTACGCAGAAGGTTCCCACTGGAGTCATACGATGTCCCGATTGATCAACTGATCATTCGCGGATTGCTGACTCAATGATCGTAAACCACGATCCATACTGGCATTGTGTGATAGATGACTTCTTCACCAACCCAGATCAGCTAGCAGAAGAGTTCCCGCAGCCAGATGATCCATGCTGGTTTCGGTATGACAGTCCGTTAGAGGTCAAGCGCACCTGCAACGACTGGCACAAGTTCCCGCCAGAGACATACAAGACTTTTGCTTGGCTAACTAGCGACAAATTCACACAGTCCCTGGAAGCAATGGTAGACGAGGACTTGTTTGCTGACCAAGGATTACACGGTGGTGGCTGGCATCAGCACAGCAGAGGAGGGAAGCTCAATGTTCACCTGGATTACAACATCCATCCAAAGCTACACCTACAACGTCGCCTTAACCTTATTGTTTACCTGTCTCCTGCATGGGAATCGTCCTGGGGTGGTGGGTTGGGTCTCTACAAGGACAGCAGAACTCTTGCAAAGGTCATTGAGCCGAAGTACAACCGGGCAGTGATCTTCGACACTAGAGGCTCATGGCATGGACTGCCTGATCCAATCAAATGTCCTGCTGATGTAACCAGAAACTCAATTGCTGTATATTATTTGTCTGAACCGGCACAGGTGACAGACAACAGAAAACGAGCATTGTTTGCACCAACACCGGAGCAGATGGGTGATCCAGAGATCGACAAACTGATTAAGGATCGAGTAAAGACAGCGTAAACCGATGACCCGTTAGGAGTCGGACAAAGTGGAAATTTTAGAGAAACCAATCAAGAAGCGCGGAGGGCCGAGGGCTGGTGCTGGTAGGCCAAAGGGTGTGCCAAACAAGGTCAGCACTAGCATGAAGCAAGCTATCGCTGATGCGTTTGATCAGTTAGGTGGCACTCATCGAATGGTGCAGTGGGCAATGGAAGATCCAAAGCACCTGACTGAGTTCTACAAACTCGCAGCAAGGCTGATCCCTGTAGAGACAAACGTCTCCGGGGCAAACGGTGGGCCAATCCAAACGGTTCTAGAGATTGTCGGTGTCCAGAACCAGAGTTGAGATTCCGCAGAAGCTACTGCCGCTCTTCCAGCCTAAGCGATACAAGATCCTTCACGGTGGCAGGGGTTCAGGCAAGTCCTGGTCGATTGCTCGGGCATTGGTAGCACTCGGAGCATCCAAACCGATCAGGGTTCTCTGCGCCAGGGAGACGCAGAAGTCTATTCAGGAGTCTGTGCATAGACTGCTGAAGGATCAGATCACACTGCTTGGTCTGGATAGCCTGTACGAAGTGCAGGAAAACAGGATTCTAGGTTCCAACGGGACAGAATTCACTTTTGCAGGTATTCGCCAGCAAGGTGTGGCGAATATGAAGTCCTACGAGGGAACTGACATCTGTTGGGTGGAAGAAGCTCAAGTTGTCACCCGTAAGTCCTGGGATGTTCTGATTCCAACGATCCGCAAGCCAGCATCAGAAATCTGGATCAGCTTCAATCCTGAACTAGACACGGATGAAACTTTTACCCGGTTTGTGGCGCAACCACCGTCTGATTCTTGGGTGTGCGAGGTCAACTGGTCAGACAATCCTTGGTTTCCACCAGAACTGGACAAGGAGCGCAAAGACTGGCTAGACAGAGATCCGCAGGGCTATCTCACTGTCTGGGAAGGTCGATGCAGACCTGCTGTCGATGGTGCGATTTACGCTAATGAGATCGAGGCTTTGCAGCGAGAAGGCCGGATCAGGTCTGTTCCATACGATGCAACACTGAAAGTCCATACCGTCTGGGATCTGGGATGGAACGACTCCATGTCGATCATCTTTGTCCAGAAGGTTGCGTCAGAAGTCAGGATCATTGACTTCATCGAGGATAGTCATCGAACCATTGACAGCTATGTCATGGAAATCGAGTCGAGAAAATGGAGATGGGGTACAGACTTCATACCGCACGACGGAGCAAACAAGAACTTCCAGACTGGTAAATCCACCCAGAACCTTCTAGAAACGCTTGGAAGGCGCGTTACTGTGCTGCCAAGGGGTAACCCAGAGGAAGGCATCAGAATGGCTAGGATGGTCTTTCCAAGGGCTTATTTCGATGCTGACAAGACGATGGAGTTAGTCAACCATCTGAAACGGTACAGACGGGCTATCAATCAGGTCACGCAGGAGGCTGGTGCGCCATTGCACGATGAGCATTCTCACGCTGCTGATGCATGGCGTTATCTTGCAGAGTCACTGGAAATGATGTCCAATGACGATTGGGGTAAACCGATTAAACATAGTGCAAAATGGGTGGTTTGATGCTAGTTCCGCAGGGAAACATCGTTCTACGTCGAGATTTTGACCAAACCATTCACGAATTGCGTGAGCGCATTCGCCAGTTGGAGCAGGAGATTGCTGCGCTGAAACAGGCAGATCCTCCACCTAAACGGCAATACACTCGCAGGGCAGAGGTGCAAAATGGATGAAGGTAGGCTCAAGGGCATTCTGTCGTCTGAGATCGATGACGCTATTGGCTATCTCGATACAGAGACTTCCGCTGAACGCGCAAAAGCGATGGATTACTACCTCCGCAAGCCGTATGGCAATGAGGTAGAAGGTCGATCACAGATCATCACCGCAGAGGTTGCAGAGGCTGTAGATGGTGCGTTGCCCGATCTGATCCGGGTGTTCACTCGCGCAGACGACATCATCCAGTATGAGCCTGTTGGCCCGGGTGATGAGGAAGGTGCGAAGCAAGCAACTGATTACGCAAACTGGGTGTTCTACAAGCAAAACCCAGGTTTCACCATCCTGCATCATTGGTTCAAGGATGCGTTGCTCCAGAAGACCGGGACGGTCAAAGCGTATTGGGATGAGAAGCTGGATGTGATCGAGGAGGTTTACAAGAACCTCTCTGAGATCGAGCTTGCACTGTTGCTGGCAGACGGAACCCGACAGGTTGTTGCAGAGCAGATCGAGGAAGTCGAGGTTGACGGTCAGGTCACGCAGACTCGCAGTGTTGTTGTACAGAAGCGCAACAAGATCGGCCGAGTTGTCGTTGAGAACGTCCCTCCGGAAGAGTTGATCGTCTCCAAGAAGGCCAGAACCGTTCAGGATGCGCCATTCCTTGCTCACCGTACTTTGGTTCCCAGGTCGATCCTGATCCAGATGGGGTTCGATAAGGAGATCGTTGACGGTCTGCCAGCATTCAACAGCCTAGACTTCACCGAGGAGCGTCTTGCTCGATACACGCCTGGAGAGGAGCCTTTCGAGGTCACTTCGCTGGATGAGTCGATGCAGGAGGTCGAGGTTTTCGAGTGCTACATTTATGTGGACTATGACGGGGACGGTCTTGCTGAGTTGCGGAAGATCTTCTACAGCAACAACGAGATTCTGAGCAACGAGAAGACGGACTATGTTCCGTTCCACGTTATTTGCCCGATCCCGATCCCGCACAAGTTCTTTGGTCAGTCGCTGGCAGACAGGACAATTGATCTGCAACTGATCAAGTCCACCCTAGTGCGTCAGTCGTTGGACAACTTGTACCTGTCGAACAACGCTCGGATGGGTGTGGTCGAGGGTCAGGTCAACATCGATGACTTGCTCAATGTGACTCCGGGTGGTGTCGTCAGGATGAAGAGTCCCAACGCTATGACTCCGATCAATGTTCCATCCATCGGTGATCAAATCTTCCCGATGATGGGCTATTTCGATCAGGTTCAGCAGAAACGGACTGGTGTATCGGATGCTCAACAGGGACTCGATCCAAACATCCTGCAAAACGTCACTGCTGCTGCTGTTGCTGCGGTAACCAACGCTGCTCAAGGCAAGATCGAACTGATCGCCAGGATCTTCGCTGAGACAGGGGTCAAATCGCTGTTTAAGGGCATTTTGCACCTGCTCTGCAAGTATCAGGACAAGCAGGTTCTGATGCGTATGCGCGGCAAGTTTGTGCCGATGGATCCGCGAGAGTGGAGCAATCAGTACGATGTCAGCATTCGGGTTGGTCTTGGGACTGGTACGAAGCAAGAGCAGATGGCAATGCTTCAGATGGTGCTTGCAAAGCAGGAGCAGATCCTACAGTTGGCAGGGCCAGCTAATCCGTTGGTCAGTCTCGGGCAGTATCGGGCGACTCTGGGTCGGTTTGTTGAGGCTGCTGGATTCAAGGACTCAACTGAGTTCTTCAAGGACATCACTCCAGAACAGGATCAGCAACTGTCCAATCCTCCTCCGCAGCAACCGCAGTCCAATCCTGCTACCGATGCCATGATTGCTCAGGCTCAAGCGCAGATCCAGATCGAGCAGCAGAAAGCAATGGCAGCAATCGAGACTCAGCGGATGAAGGCTCAAGCCGATATTCAGTTGGCTAGAGAGAAGGCTGCTGCTGAGTTGGAGCTTAAACGAGCAGAGTTTGAGGCAGAGGCACAACTGAAAGCTGCCAAGATCGGCGCGGGTATTAGTGCGAACGTGGAAATCCCAGGATGAGTCCAGATCGCGCAGCCAACCTGCTCCGAGATGATGAGTTTGTCAGGGAACTGGAAAGCCTGAAACAAGGGTTTGTTGACAGGATTGTTAACTCTAGTGATCACGAGGTTGACGCTAGAGAAAATTCCTATAGAATGATTCGCGCAATAGATTTGATCAAAAGTCATTTCCAAGCGATTGCCGACACGACTGAGATCAGGTCTAAACGATGGAAAATTTTGTGAGGGTTTGAATGGACACTACTCCGCAAGGAAGTGGACAGCTTGATGTAAACAGTGGCGCTGCCGCAATTCTTGGATTGATGGGCGATGCTGAAGGTGAAAAGCCTGACCAGCAGGAACCGCAGGAAGAGGTTGTTGAGCAGGAGCAGGAACAGACTGAGCAGGTTGAGGAAACTCCGCGCTACCGGGTGAAAGCAGCCGGTGAGGAACGCGAAGTTACTCTGGATGAACTGATCAAGTCTTACCAGCTTGGCACGGATTACACTCAGAAAACCCAATCGCTAGCGGAACAGCGGAAGGCTCTGGAAGCAGAGAGACAGGCTGTCGAGCAAGCGAAAGCTCTCCGAGATCAGTATGCCGAGCGTCTGCAAGCTATTCAGCAGGTTCTGGCAGAACAGTCGAAGGGCGAAAACCTTGAGGCACTGAAAGAATCTGATCCAATCGGATACGCAGTCAGAGTCGCAGAGTTACAGCAACGCCGAGAGCAACTAGCAGCAGTCCAAGCAGAACAGCAACGAATTGCCTACCAGCAACAATCGGAGCATCAGCAGAGACTCGCGCAATTGGTTGCCGAGGAACAGCAGAAGCTGGCTCAAGCGATCCCTGAGTTTGCGGATCCACAGAAGGGTGAAACGGTTAGAGGCGAGATCAGGACTTACGCCAAACAACTCGGTTTCACGGATCAGGAACTTGCCCAGGTCTACGATTCACGCGCTGTATTGACTCTCTGGAAAGCCGCGCAATACGACAAACTTCTGTCGCAGAAGCCGGGTGTCCAGAAGAAGGTTGCAGAAGCTCCGAAAGTGTTGAAACCGGGAACCAGTAGGCCGGTGAACACAGAGGAGATGGCAATCAGGGATCAGCGCAAAGTCCTGAAAAAGACCGGCAAAGCGCGAGACGCTGCTGCCATTTTTGAACGATTCCTGTAAGGATTATTGAGATGAGCACTTTTACCGCACACAGCGCAATCGGGATGCGCGAAGACCTGATTGATGTTATCTACGACATCAGTCCTACCGAAACCCCGATCCTGTCCACCCTGGCTCGCACCAAAGCGACTGCTGTTTACCACGAATGGCAAAGCGATTCGCTGGCTGCTGCTACGACTGCAAACGCTGCGGTTGAGGGCGCTGATGCTGTTGCTACCACGATCAGCCCGACTGTTCGTCTTGGCAACTACACGCAGATCGTTCAAAAGACGATCAGCATCTCCAACACACTGGAAGCCGTTAACAAGGCTGGCCGGAAGTCGGAGAAGGCGTATCAGCTTTCCAAGGCTGCGTCGGAACTGAAGCGCGACATGGAAACCATCATCACTGCCAACCAAGGGCAGACTGCTGGTTCGTCCACCACCGCTCGGAAACTCGGTGCGATTCTGTCCTGGCTGAAGACCAACACTTCCGCTGGTACGTCTGGCACTGATCCGACGACGATTGGTGTCTCGACTCGCTCGGATGGTGCTACCCGTACCTTCACCGAGACGCTGCTGAAGGATGTGGTTGCCGAGGTGTTTGTTTCGGGTGGCAATCCGAAACTGCTGGTGGTCAACAGCGGTCTGAAGCAGAAGGTGTCGAGTTTCGCTGGTATCGCTGCACAGCGTTAC